CTGGGTTAGGCATCCTCTCTATTGCGCTTTTTTCCAAAAGCGTTGGATCAAGAACCACTTGATCCGGTTCCACGTAAGCACCCTCCACACTCATTTATCGCTCCTTAAAGTGATTAGCTAGTTCTTCCTCGATAAATGATAGTGCCTTTAGCTCGCCTTGTATATATTTGTATTGTTCCATGCACGTTAGTGCACCCGAAGTCAACGTTCCAGTTAAGGTTTCACGACGCTCTTCGACAGCCTTTTTGATTGCACTAGCGAGATCAACCTCTCGCATTAGTCAATCTCATAGAAATTCAGGCCTTTTGTGGCCGCACCGCCGCCACGAACCTTTTTGACGACGCGCTTAACGGCTCCGCCATTCTTCATTTCCTTGGCCTTTTTCATAGCAATAGCTACAGCCTGATTGTGTGGCTTGCCAGCCTTCATCTCAGTCTTTATGTTATCGCCGATGTTTTTCTTGCCTTTCTTAAGTGCCATTACTTTTTCCCCTTTGCTGGCGCCTTTTTTGGCGCTTTCTTTGCTTTAGCTTTAGGCTTAGCTTTAGCCTTCGCAGGTGCCGGTTTAACCGCAGGTGCTGGCGCAGGCTCTGGAGCCGGTGCCGCAACTGGTGCAGGCTCAACGCCTTCGATTCTGGCTTTTTTGGCCGCAATTCTTGCGTCAGAAGCCGCCTTTTTGTCAGCCTTTGCTTTAGCTTCCGCTTCGCGAGCTTTCGCCTCGTCTGCCGACCTTTGCTTTTTCCATTCACGAAGCTTCGCTATCGCCTCTTTCATATAACTGATCATTGTATTGTTCCTCCGAATTTAGCATTAAGTTCAAGAAGTTTAAGTTCGGCCTGCTGTTGTAAGCGCTGGATAGCCAAGTCCATCTTCTCATCATTGATATCGCGCTGAGTGTTGATGCGCTGTTTTGCTATCTCAGTTTCAAGCAATTTCTCATTTTCCCTAGCACGTTCTTTCGCTTCAAACTGTGCTTGGTCCATGTCAATTTCTTTATCGCGTAGCTCCAGCTCTCGCTGACGGATCGCAACAAGCGGATCTTCATCACTGCCCTGACCGATACTCATCAAGAGCTCTTGCGTAAGTTGTGCCAATATGGGGGCAGAATACTGCTCAGTCATGTCGTTCATTTGCTGTTGCATTGGCTGAACTTGCTCTTGAGGCACTTGGCCCGAAGCAACTGCCTGAGAAAGTTGCTCCATCTGAACACGTAACTCTTCTGGCAATTGTTCTTGTGCCATCTCCGTAGCCATAAACTGCAAGTGTTGCATCATATGAGAGATAATGCCGCCCTGTAGAGGTGGTGTGCCCTTTACGATGTCTGTCAAAAATAAACTTCGATGCGCGTCAATGTGGGCTTGATGATTCTGCTGAGGGAAGGCTTGCGCTGGACCACCCATCATAAATCCAGAGTTTTCGGTGCCTGCATCAATGGGCATGGGTGTGGGTGGTGGCGCAGGCGGCTGTAAGAGCCCTTCTACGTTGTCGACTCCTAGTGCGGCATACATCCGTCGGTAAGCCTCATACATTCCCTGTGGTCCGTGAATCTGCGGATTTGACTGCACCAACTGCAAAAGCTCTTGAGCCATGGTAATTCGCTGGCTCTGGCTAAATATGTTTGGATCGCTCACGGGAATTATGTCTATGCGACCATCAAAATCTTGAGTTTTTATTTCCTGTGGGCCTGTGCCTGTGAGGTAGGGGTATGACGGCGGCAAATACTCCGAAAACACCTTTGCCAACAACTGAAATTCTACTCGTTGACTGTAATGCAATCGCTTGTGAATCGCAGACATTACCTTCGTTCCGCGCTCTAACAAGGCCACCGTCGTGCCGACTGGCATAGCTTGATTCATGTCACCAACATTCATGTCGGCAATGGACGCAAACCTTTTACCCGATTCTACTAATAGTCCTAACAACTGCATTAGCACGTTGCTGGGCTCTTTGATCGGCAAGGGGATTAGGTTCTCTTTGAGACTGCCGCCGGTAGTATCGATATCTCGGAACTCGCCGGGCTGTAACGGATCATCTTCGTCACGTATTCGCATCCCGCGAGCTTTAAATCCAGCAGGCAAGTTAGCCAGAGTACCGGCATCAATGAGCTGGCGAAGGATAGAGGTCGACGCCTTAGCCAAACCACCAATCATGTGACTCAGGCCGAGGCCGTAAAATCCAAGGCCGGGCAGGAATTTGTACTGCACAAAGTAGTTTATTTTCTGCTTTAAGGGATCGTTCTCGACGTAGTTTCTGCGGATAGAAAGAACGCGCTGAGACGACTCGTCAATAGTGATAATGTAGGGAAGCTTAAGGCCTGTAGGATTTCCTTCTGCATCCATGTCCTCATATCCGGGCAAATCGAGAACGGTATGCACCTCATACACGGTGTGATCACGATCATTGTTGTAGCTGGGCTCCATGCCCTCGATTTCGTCAATCTGCTCTTCGATCTCGTCACGGCTTATACTGTAATTGCCGCCAGTAAGCTCTACATCTCTATAAAAGCCGCTAAGCTGTTGCTTGCGAATCTCGTTCTTGGACATCTGCAATACGTGTGTCACACGCTCGGCTGAGAAGATGTCGGTCGCTTCGTAAGGAACCACGAGGTCTTGAGGCTGAATAAACTTACTCATAGCCTTGTTTTGTGCTGTGTCGTAGTACACCTTCTTGAAGGCAGACCCTGCAAGCGGCAGATAAAACAGCATCATGTCCAGCTCTGGATCGAACTCCTGCATTACATTCATGATGTAAAAATTCATAAACTCTTCAACACGAGAAGCCTGCGCCTCTACTTCGGGACTGCGCGCACCAACAATCTCGGTTTTGACAGGACCTTTTGCCGGTAATAACTCTTTGTATGCTTGCGCCTGAAACTGCGTTACGGCTTCAGCAAGAATGGGGTGTATGACCCCAGTAGAGCCCTGAAAAGGGGAGCTACGCGCGTCGTCAAACTTCATCCCGAGATACTTAAGTCCGTCGACATAGGTTTTTTCCCAGTCTGCTCGTGACTCTTTGTCGGCATCAATAGAGGAAAGCACGTCTTTCGCAAGACGCATCAAATCACTATCTACAAGGAAATCGGCTAAATTGGAGTCAAATGCGATGCCGGTTTCAAGCTCCACGGGTGCATCAATCTCATCATCGACAAGAATGTCTTCCTCGGTAACCAGAATTTCTGCCGCATCCCGGATTTGATCAGCCCTTGTAGGCTCGGGTGTCACTTCCATGGCTGAACCCATTGGCATTACGTCGGGGTCGTCTTGTGTGCCTAGCTCTCGCTTTTCAATAGCCATTAATAATATACCTTTCTGTCACGCCTCATGGGGTGCATTTCATTGACTTGGTCGTTTTCCAGTGACAAGAAACCACCCTGCCGAAACCGCATCAATGCCATTGTCGAAGAGTCACAATAGTCATCGTGATCTCCGTAAGGGAAAGAAGCCATCTCTTCAATTACTTCTTCCGCAAATTGTTGTTCAGGTGCCCATACCATACCAGACTCGAATATAGGGGCCACAGAATTCATTCTGGCAATCTTATCCTGACCTCGACTTGGCGTATAGGCTGTGACCGGAATGCCCATGCGGCGCAGTTCTTGCGTTAAGGGTGTTCCCGAAGCCTTGGCCTCAATAAGTACGCAATCAGGCTCCCAGTATTTGTACTCGTCCCAAGCCAATTTCTTAAGCTCTGGAAAGTCCATTCTGACCCTTTTGGCGTCCAAAAGTATGATTTGATCGGGGTCTCCGTCTTTCGGCTTAAATACCGCCCACGTTGTGATTGCTGAGTAATCGGCCGTTTCTTTTTTTGAAAAAGCGGTATCGTAGCTTTGGATCACGTAGTCGTACTGCGGTATTTGCTCTGCTTCCCACAAGTTCCACCACTCTCGCTTAACGATAGAGCCCTCTTCGGCAGTCGGATTTTGCATCCATTGGGCGTTCCATTTGGCCACTGGCAAGGATGCTTTGACTGAAAGTAGCTCTTCTTTCTTCCAATACTCAGGCCATAATGGCTCTTCGGACTCAGGCATGATGGCCGGGAACTCAATTACTTCCCATTGATCTGCATGATCATCGCCTTGCTTTTTTAAGACCTTACCCACTAGGTCTTTGGTCGACCATCGCGTCATGACGATTACGATGATGCCTCCCGGCTGTAAACGCTGACGAGGACCCGACGTATACCACTCATAGACCGAATCCATCGCAGTAGGGCTCAAGGCATCTTGCTCAGATACTGGGTCATCAATAATGAGTAGGTCCGCACCGCGTCCTGTAATCGCACCGCCGACACCAGCGTAGAATGATTCACCGCCTTGGTTTGTAGTCCATCTACCTGCTGACTTGTTATCAGCCTGTAGCTTTAGTTGCGGGAAAACTTCTTTATATTCATCCGAGTCGATGATGTTACGAACACGACGGCCAAAGCGCACTGCCAGTTCGGCCGTGTGTGTCGTCTGAATAATCTTTAAATTACCCCTAATCCCCATCATCCATGCGGGGAAGAAGGTGGAGGCAAACTCAGATTTAGTATGTCGAGGGGGCAGGCAAACAATTAATCGCTTCAGCTTTCCTTCAGCAATCCGATTAAATTTCTCTCCAATGATTTTATGGTGTCGGCCTTCAACAAACTCAGGCCACTGGCTTTTTATGAAGCTTATGAAATCGGTCTGGCAACTGTCTTGCTTTTCGATTCTTTTGTATCGATCCAAAAGAGCAAGCGCCTCTTGTTGTTCTTGGCGACTTAGGACATCAAAATCCTTGAGGAGCGCATTTGTCATAATTGCTACTCAGGATATCGGCCTGTACGAATCATTTCGCAGACCTCCTCTGCCCTTGATCCAACTTGCTTAGCCCACCGAGAGTCGTAAAATTCATCCCCCGCTTTGGCATAGTCACCAACAGCCATCGCCGCCATTGCATTTTTAAAGCCCATGAGGCGCGTTAGCCCAAGGTTAAAACAAAGATTAACAATTGCATCCTGACGAACCGCATCGAGATCCATGAACCAAGACAGTGCGATCAACTCTTGCTTGCACCGTTTGATGTCATTTTCGAGAAGGTAATCTATCTCATCGTCAGATAGCCCTAATCCAGATTCGGCGATGTTTCTACCGACTCCAATAGTCTCGTAACCTGCGGAACACAAGTACACGTGGGATCGAACACCTTCGTGACGCTTTAATTGTGCGACAAGTTTACTCATAGGTCAGTCCTGTTTTTGAGATGCGCCAAAATAAAACGACACGACTGCGGAAACAAGACCGCCAAGATATCCGAGGATCAAGTTGATCAGCTCCATCGACGTGTTTCCCGGAGGCTCGATTGTGATTAGGGTAATAAAGCCGCAGAAAAACAGCACGATCGTTAAGCCAATAGACCTAGCAGTCCAGTCGGTAGAGAAATTTTTACGCGCGTTTTGAATATCTGCGGTTTCTAGCGCAAAGACGTCTACTTCCAGCTCTTTCATGCGGACTTCAAAGTCTAGCTCTGCTTTCTTAATTTCAGCTAACTGCTCTGGTGTTGCTTGCGCCAGCGCCTTTTCAATCTTCGCAGGAGCGGGATCACAGCCTAAAACGTCAGCGAGCATCGACGCCGCCGCGCCGCCTACAGGGCCACCCAGAGCGGCTCCTAGCGTAGGGGCAAGAGAGCCGACCAAGCCTTTTACCTTATCGAAGTTCATCCTAAATACTCCATACCTTTGAGTAAGCTAACCACAAGAACGGTGTTGCCCCAGATCATGCGTTCAAGGCGTTTAAATTGTCCGCCACCATCATCGAGTCTTTTTTCAATGCGGTCCAGACGGTCGTCGATGGATTTGCGTAACACCTCGCACTCTGCTTGGTGTATTTCAATTCTTTTTAATGCTTCGTGTGCCGTATCCATTAGTTACCACCTAGCGGATTTGTTGCATCGATGGCCATCCATAAGTCATCCATGTCACGTTCATACCTAGAAATGCGATCATCTATTGTTGAAAGCGCATCTAATTTACCAGAAACGCGCAGTTCTGTTTCTGACGATGTTTTTTCTACCGAGCTAATCCGGTCACGCAAATCAAGAAGCTCCGACTGCGCCTCCATAATTTGTACTAGATTAGCACCTAATTCTGCCAGCTTGCCTTGAAGATTTTCAACGTCTGCCGCAGTCATGGCTTGCTCCATGTTGGATAGCTTGACGTCCATCGCCTGCAAGCGCGTAGCATTTGATTCTCTCAAGTCATCGAACCGTGTAGCCAAGCCATCAGCCTGCGCTGTGGCGGCGATTACAGCCTCAGACTGCTCACTGAGCTGTGAGAAAAACTGAGACGCCGCCCAGATTCCGCCCCCAATTGTTGAACCAAATGTGAGTACAATAGCGATCCAAACGCCTTTGATGGACGTCCCGCCGACATTAACTTCTAAATCTTCAAGGGCCACCGTTTAAG